ACTCAATTAGATGATGAAAGCATAAGTGCTCTTATTAAAGCACACAATGCACTTGAAAGTGATAATGTAATTGTTTCAATTGATAGAGATTTAGATGGTCAAGATATTTTAGTAATGTCTTTTGGTGATGATCTTAAACATACTAATAAGATTGATTATCAAATGCCTTTTACTACTTTAACAGATATTAAATATGGAACTAGGATTCCATTTGATTCTAAAATGATTAAAAATATATTAAATAATAATAAAGATGCTACACAAGCAACTATGAAAATTAGCTCTGAAGGTTTAATGAAATTTACATTTGAAGGTGAGAATTGGAATAGTTTTTATTATGTTGTGCGGAAAGCAAATATTTAATATACGTATACATGAATATAAAATTGCAAGTAGCTAGGGCACGCGCAGTTTTTGTTTACATTAATCGAGAGCTTCGGCCTCACAAATTTAAATGATATGAGTACATTATTCAATGAACGTACACCGTTCGATTTATTATTTCGCAATCTGTTCAATACAGATTCAGGGTTTCAACCAACAACGTTTGAAACTAAACAACCCCACCCACTAGATATTTTTTATGATGACAAAGGACTTCATTTTGAAGTTGCCTGTACTGGTCTGACTAAAAAAGATATTCAACTTGAAATTGATGGAGATCTTTTACAGATTATCTATAATAAACCAAGTGAAGAGGAAGATTATAGTGGCTATATCTATAAAGGATTAGCCAAAAGATCTTTTAATTTAGGTTATAAAGTAGCAGCTAAATTCGAACTTGAGAAATTAGAAGCAGAAATGAAAGATGGTTTACTTCATTTATTTATTCCAATTGTGGAATCTAAAAAACCAAAAACAATCAAAATTAAATAAAAGTTATATAAAATAAGCGTGTCCTAGCGCAATTTTATTTGTATATTTACCGAAACAAAATATATATAAAGTTATGGCTAAACCTAGCAAATCAAATTTAAGATTTATCAAAGATCCACAGTTAGATCCTTATTACATTCAATTAGATGATTATTGTTATATTGCTCAAAAATCCACATTTTCGGATGCTGGGCATGAATACCAAAACACTTTAGGACATTACTCTACATTAGGGGGTTGCCTTGAATGTATTGCTCGTGATGATGCCAAATCTAAGAGTTACGACTCATTAAGAAGCTTTGTAGAACGTTTCGAAGCAAAAACACGTGAACTAAAAACCCTTATTAAATAATTAATTATGAAAATTGAAGCATTATATAATGCCATTATCGTTAAACCAGTTGAAGTAGAAGAAACTCGTTATGGTAATATTGTTGTACCTGATCTAGGTAATGATACAAATAAAACAGCTGAAGTTGTTGGTGTAGGCCCTGGTCACACTATCTTTGGAGGTAGTTTTTTAGAAACCCAACTTAAAGAAGGAGATATTGTTGTTCTTCCTACTATGGGATTTACTAAATTTGAATACGAAGGTCAAGAGTATTGGATTGGTAAAGAAAATGAAGTTTTAGCTAAAATAAATAAATAAAAATGAGTAAAATAATCGAATTTGGTCCTGAAGCCCGTAAACAATTAGTTTCAGGAATTGATAAATTAGCAGATGCTGTTGTATCAACTTTAGGTCCTAATGGACGTAACGTAGTTATTTCAAATGGAGGTACACCTCAATCAACTAAAGATGGAGTTACAGTTGCTAAAAGTATTTCTTTAAGTGATAATGTAGAAGAAGCAGGAGGCTCAATGGTAAAACAAGCAGCTATAAAAACTGCAGATGTTGCCGGTGATGGTACTACTACATCAACTTTATTAGCCCGTGAAATGGTAAAAGCAGGTCTATCTCATCTTAATAATGGAGATAATGCTGTTGAAATTAAACGTGGTATTGATAAAGCTGTTGGAGAAGTAGTAGAAGAACTTCGTAGTAATATTTCTCAAGATATTACAGAAGAAAATCAATTAGAGCAAGTAGCTACTATTTCTGCTAATAATGATACTGAAGTAGGTAAACTTATAGCTACTGCAATGAATAAAGTAGGACGTGAAGGAGTTGTTACTATTGAAGAATCAAAATCAGGAGAAACTTATCTTGAAACTGTAGAAGGAATTCAATTCCAACGTGGTTTTAAATCTCCCTATTTTGTAACTAATAATTCTACAATGGCAGCTGTACTAGATAAAGCTTATCTTTTAATTGCTGATGAGCGTTTTACTAATGTAAAAGATCTTCTTCCTGTATTAGAAGGTGTATCTGGAACTGGTCGTCCTCTTCTTATTATTGCTGAAGATATTGATAATGAAGCTCTTGCAACACTTGTTGTAAATAAGATGCGTGGAACATTAGCAGTATGTGCTGTTAAAGCTCCTGATTTTGGAGATCGTCGTAAACTTATTCTTGAAGACATTGCTACACTAACAGGTGGAGAAGTATTCAGTAAGGAAAAAGGTATGGATCTTAAAAAATTCTCTTGGGATTGGTTCGGTGAATCACGTACTGCAACTGTAACTAAAGAACAAACTACAATCGTAGATGGAAAAGGAACCCCAGAACGAATTGAGGCACGTATTGAAGAATTACAGCAACAAATTGAACAAGCGACAACGCCATTTGAAGTTGAAAAACTCCAAGAAAGACTTTCGAAATTTGTTGGAGGAGTAGCAATTATTCATGTTGGTGGGAATACGGAAACTGAAATGAGAGAAAAGAAAGACCGTGTTGATGATGCTCTTAATGCAACAAAAGCAGCAATCGAAGAAGGTATTGTTGCTGGTGGTGGAGCAGCTCTAATTTATGCTCGTGAAGCTATTACTCAAGATAATGTTGGTGCCCAACTTGTATATAAAGCTTGTGGTCGCCCATTTGAACAAATCTTAACTAATGCTGGTTATGACTTAGCAGCTGCTAAGATCCTTAGTATGAAAATCTCTGAAAGCAGAATTGGAGATAAATTCCATGGTTATAATTTAAAAACTGAAACAGTTGAAAATTTAAGAAAAGCTGGAATTATTGATCCAACTAAAGTAACTCGTACTGCAATTGAAAGTGCAGCTTCAGTAGCTGGAACTATTCTATTAACTGAATGTGTTGTAGTTGATGATCCTGATACAAAGGATGAAGCAGATCCTATGGCTGGAATGATGAATGGAATGATGTAATGAAAGAACAACAAGAATTCCTAGAATTAATAGCAACTAGAGTTCCCCCTGGTGATCGTTGGTCACTAGAGGGGGACAAAGTTGTCCATAAGTCTCTTACTGAAGCTTTAGAAGCATGGTTTGCTAAAACTGGTCAAAAAGCTCAATTTAGACTTGCTCCTTTAGAAGGAAAACTTTATGTTATACGTACTGAAGAGGTAGAAGTTAAAGTTGAACCTCCTAAGAAATTTAACATATACGGAGATTATTAAATGAATTGGTCTCATCTCCCAGAAGATAAAGATAGGGCTTTAGTAGAATATGCTATAAATAATCCTATAGAAGGAAAATGTACTTGGCAAGCTGATACTTTAGATTATCTTTTATCTTTTTATAATAAAAACACATTTCGTAGATGTATTGATGCAGGAGCTAATTATGGGTTTTTATCTGTAGGATTTTCTAAATATTTTAAAAATGTAGAAGCATTTGAACTTTCTTCTAATATTAGACATCATTTAGGTATTAATGTAAAAAATATTCCTAATATTAGAGTCCACCAAAAAGGACTTTATGATACTACCACATCAGTTAATTTTGAACTTAGAGAACAATCAGGTGCTAGTAGTATTATAGGACATGGAGGGGTAACAGAACAAGTTACTACTTTAGATTCTTTTAATTTTGATGATGTAGATTTATTAAAAATTGATGTAGAAGGTGCTGAGGAACATTTAATAAGAGGAGCTGAAAATACCATAAAAAAATGTTTACCCATTATTTGTTGTGAAATTCATTGTAATAGAGGTGAATTTGGTCCTGGGTCATTAACAAGTAGACAGTATATTTTTAAATTTTTAGATAGTTTAGGGTATAAGTTAGTTGATATTAGACATGCTGATTTATTATTTATTGTTTAATTTGGAAATATAAATGCAAATTCGTATATTTACGCTATGGTAAGAAATGATCATACATTATTAGTTGAAAAATATCGTTCTAAAACATTAGATGATTATGTTGGGAATGAGCATATTAAAAAAACTATTAATCAATATATTTCCCAAAATGATATTCAAAATCTTATTTTCTATGGCCCCGCTGGTACAGGTAAGACGACTTTGGCTAAACTTATTGTTAATAACCTTAATTGTGATCACCTTTATATCAACGCAAGTGATGAAAGAGGTATCGAAACTATTAGAGATAAAGTATCCGGGTTTGCTAGCAGTGCTTCATTCAAACCACTTAAAGTGGTTATCTTGGACGAGGCGGATTTTCTTACGATACAGGCACAAGCTTCACTTCGAAATGTAATTGAAACATTTTCTCGTAGTACACGTTTTATTATGACGTGTAATTATGTTGAACGCATTATTGATCCACTGCAATCGCGTTGTCAAGTACTTAAGGTTATCCCACCTAGTAAAGGTGATGTTGCTAAACACATTGCTTGGATTTTAGAAGAAGAAAATACTAGTTTTGAATTACAAGATATCAAAACAATTACCAACCAATTTTACCCAGATTTACGTAAATGTCTTAATACTGCTCAACTATCAACTCAGGATAATAAATTAGTTATAGATAAATCAGTATTAGTGTCATCTAATTATATGACATCAATACTTAAAGAATTAAGTAATGCTAAACCTAAATGGCGTGAAATACGTCAAATTATTGCTAATGCAAACGTTAGTGATTTTGAAGAGCTTTATCGTTATCTTTATGATAACGCTCATGTATATGCAAGTGGTCGTGAAGGAATGGTTGCAATTTATATTAATGAATATAGTTACCAATCCAACTTCCGCATTGATAAAGAAATAAACTGTATGGCACTTATACAGAAGTTAATTGAGTTAAAATAACATGAATTACCAAATTTTAATTTTTGGAGATAGACATTTTAAATTAATTCGCACCCTACCTGAAACACCTAAATTTACAAAGGGTATTTCTGATCTTAAATTACTTTGGAATTGCGATACAGTTTTAAAGAAAAATGGAATGCTTTATTTTTGTAGAGCAATAGAAAATATAGAATATGAAGAACTTCCTTAAATTTACTATTATTTGGATTAGCCAAAACTTAGCCGTACCTTTTTGGATGGTTGGTCATATTCATTTGATGACAACAATTTATGAAGACATACATGAGATCTTAGCCAGCTTAGGTATGAATATAATAGTATTAATTGGCTTTATTTTAGATTATAAACAAAACAAAAATTAGAAAGATGGCAAAACAACCTCAAATGAACATTGACTTGAATAATACCGAGTCTGTAGAACACAAAAATGGCAAAATCTGGACTCAAGGATTCCTTATTAGAAAAATTTCTAAATTTGTAGCTGGAACAGATGAAGACGCTATGATGCCTATTCCCATTTTTTATGATTCTGTTAGTGGAGAGATTTTACAAGCAACCCTACCAAAAGAATTAAGAGATGACCAGCCCGAAAAACCTCTTCGAGTGGTTGACTGAGATAACAGTCAATAAAACTCCTATTACAGAAATTTCGGAAGAATCATGGGATAAGTTTAATTCTTACATGATACATAGATATGTATCTATGAATATAGATTACATTGATATTGCAAATTATATTCAAAAAATTAATCCACAAAGTAAGAAACAAATTTATTCCATATATAAAGAAATGATTCCAAAGAAAAAAGTCTGGTTAAAGTATACTAAAAACGAAAAGAAAAAAAATTATCAAGAATTAGCTGAATATGTTGCTGATTATTATGAATGCTCCTTAGGTGAAGCTGATCATTATATTGATATTTTAGGTGTTAGTGTTAGAAGTATCCTTTGGGAATTAGGAGTTGAAGAAGAAGAAGTTGATAAATTAATTCAAAAAGCCCAATTATGAGTACTTTAGTAAAAATGCTTAAATCTGCAGCAGAAGCTGATAAAGCAAAAGCATTATTAACTCTAGACTTACTAGAAAACCACCCAGCAGGTATTGGAGATCATTCAACAGATGATTTTTATAAAAATGCAAATGAAGCTCTTGAAATGTTAGCTGATGCTGATGATAGATTAGATGCAATTGAAAAATATTTAGTTAAAAAACAAGTTATTTAAAATGGAAAAAAAATTAAGTTCTAATATTAAAGCAAGTGAAATTATTAAAAAAGAATATCCTCATATTTACAATGGCTATATGGCTGTCGTGGAAGAGCAATTGGAGTTATTCAGTAAAAAACATCTGGACTATGGCATGGCTAATATTAGTGCTGGGACTTTACTTGCTACTAAAGAAGAAAGGGCTTTTGCTCTTACAGGACTTTGGTATAGAATAAGTGATAAAATTAGTAGGTGGAAAAATCTATTAATTAATAATAAAGTTATTAATAACGAACCTTTAACAGATACTTATCAAGATATTGTAAATTATGGTATTATTGCTCAATTAGTAGAGCGTGGTTTATGGAAAAAATAAACTGTGAAAGACTTAATTTGCATAACAGCACATTGTCCTAATACTGAAAAAAGAAAAATATTACTTGATTTAGTTTTAGGGTTACAACCAATTAGAGATGACTTTGATATTATGGTTGTAAGTCATACCCCTATTACATCGGATGTGCAAGAAAAAGTAGATTGGGCAATCTATGATAAAGATAATGAATTATTAACTGAATGGAAGTATCAAAACTCTCCATGGTTTCACCCTGAAAATAAACATATTCAATCTATCTTTTTTGGAGCCGGGAACACCTATCTCCCAGTACATAAACAATTAATTACTGGATATTCCTTAGCTAAAACTTTTGGTTACGAAAAAATCCATATGACTGAATATGATGCTTATTATAAGGATTTTACTGAATTTTATGATAATTCTAAGGTTTTAGATGATTATGATGCTGTATTATATAAAAAACCTGATGGTTATGGGGAAATTAATATTGAATGGGGATTAGGATGTTTCCATGCTGCTAAAATTTCTTCCTTAGATGAAAGAGCATTTAATTATATTAGTGATTCTATGAAAAAAGAATTAGAAAATGCTTCTATCAAAACTACTGAAAAAAGAACCGAAGATATATATACAGCAAATAATAATAAAGTTTTATTTAAGGACCATAAACTTCTTACTCAGAATGGCAATCAAATAAGGTTAGTTAATTTTCATGCTTTAGATCTAGATATGCAATGGGCTGTTCCTGTTTATGATTCAAAAATAAATCAAATTGTATTTGTAGGGTGGAATGAATCATCAAACAAACCTTGCAATGTAACTGTTATTATTAATAATTCTCGAGTTTTAAATTTCCCAAATCTTAAAAAATTACGTTGGTTTATAGAACCTCTTGGGACCCCAGAAGAAATATCAGATATTACTATTCTAATAAATAATAAATTAAGCCGACATATTCATCTCCACCCAGATAATATAGAAGATTTTAAATATTATAACTTTATCAAAGATGACTAAAAAAATAGATTTATTTAAAGTTTTTATGGCACCTACAGCTGCTGAAGAAGTATCAAAAGTTCTTAATAGCGGTTATATTGGCCAAGGACCTAAAGTTAATGAGTTTGAAAATCAATTAAAAAATCATTTTAACCATGATTATATTCAGACTGTAAATGCAGGCACATCAGCACTTCATTTAGCCTTACATTTATTAAAATCTCCTGATTTTCAATGGCCTGGATTAACTTCAGATGATGAAGTTTTAACTACTGCTATGACTTGTACAGCTTCAAATTGGCCTGTATTAGCTAATGGGTTAAAATTAAAATGGGTTGATATTGATCCAAAAACATTAAATATGGATCTTGATGATTTAGCTCGTAAAATTACTCCTAAAACTAAAGTTATTATTTTAGTTCATTGGGGTGGGTATCCTATTGATTTAGATCGAATAAAACAAATTCAAGATAAAACATACCAAATGTATGGTTTCAAACCTGCTATAATTGAAGATGGAGCTCATTCATTTGGTTCAAGTTACAAAGGTAAACCTATTGGTACTCATGGTAATTTAACTATGTTTTCATTACAAGCAATTAAACATATTACTTCAATTGATGGTGGTTTATTACTTTCACCTCATAAGAAATTACATGATAGAGGTAAATTAGCTCGTTGGTATGGGATAGATCGTGATGGAGATAGAAAAGATTTTCGTTGTGAAGCTGATATTGAAGAATGGGGATTTAAATTTCATATGAATGATGTTTGTGCTACTGTTGGAATTGAAAACTTTAAACATTTAGACGAAATAGTTTCTAAACATAAAGCAAATGCTGCTTATTATGATAAAGAATTGCAAAATACTCCGGGTGTAACCCTTCTAGAACGCAAAACAGGTCATGATTCTGCATCTTGGATTTATTCTATGTTAGTAGAAAATCGTCCTGGTTTTTATAAGTGGATGGATGAGTGTAATATTACAGTATCTCAAGTTCATGAACGAAATGATAAACATACTTGTGTAACTGAATATCGTTCTCATCTTCCAACATTAGATAAAATTATTAGAAGTATAGTTTCAATCCCTGTTGGTTGGTGGGTAAGCCAAGAAGAAAGAGAATATATTGTAGACTGTATTAAAAAAGGATGGTAGAATTTATTAAATTTTATAATAATCATAAAGGATTAGTATTCCGTTCTCTACTCCCAGATCCTACTAATTTAATAGTTACAGTTAGTGATGGGTATACAGGATTAAATTTATGGAGAAGTAATCTTACAGTTACCCAAAATACAGAATATTGGTTTTATGCTGATATAGATTCTTTAGAAAGAGAATTTACCATTTACAGTGAAGATTATCAAACACTTTTAAAACTTTATATAAGTGTAGATGGATGCCCCTCAATAAAACAAATTGATAAATTTGGTATTCTTGAATCATATCAATATGATCAAAAAGATGAAAGAGGAGTATCTTTACCAATATATGAAATCTTCTTAAATAAAGTTTATGAAAATGAAAATTGTTATATTAAAGATAATGATATAGTATTTGATATAGGGGGTAATATAGGAATTTTTTCTTACTATGCTATTTGTAAAAATGCTAAACAAATCCATACTTTTGAACCTGGATTACAACAATTTAATTCTATAAAAGATAATATTATTTCAAATTTTCCTAATGTAATAGGTAATAATTGTGCCGTTAGTAAAACAGATAAACCAATTACATTTTACTTAGACCCAGAATCATCAGTAAAAAATAGTACAACAAACCCATCAAATAAATTCTACCAAGTTAATTCTATAAATTTAGAAAAATATACTAAAGATAAAAATCTTAAAACTATTGATTTTTTAAAAATAGATTGTGAAGGAGGAGAGTATGATATAATAGATTCTTTAAGTAATGAATTTCTATTAAATGTAGTTAAAAAAATAGTTATTGAGTTACATAAAGATTTAGAATCTAAAGAAACAAATTTATTAATAAATAAATTAAGACAAAATAATTTTATAACGAATATTGAAGATGATATTCTTTTTGCATGGAAATGATTGAAATTACTCAAGCTACATATGGAGGAAGAATTCATTATACTGCTAAACAAGAGGTAAACACTCCACTTCAAGTAATTCTTAAAGATAAGAATTTAGAAGGAGAAATTTACATAATGTCTCATAATAATTTATCTTTTACTGATTATTCATTCTTAGTATCTTCAGTAGTTTTACCTTTTTTAAAATCCCCTTATTTAGAAATTACTTTAGGTTCTCAAACCACATCTTATCCTTTTAATTTTGATAAAGGACCTTTAAATAATTTTTCTATAATATCAAATTCGTGTTTAGGTTGGAGAACTTATGAAAAATTTAATTCTTCTTATAATTCTCCTACTATTGGTAATTTAATTTTAGATGATTTAGAATATTTAAGGTTTTGTGAACACAATGAAACTTATTTAAATACTGAAATGGTATTTGGAGAAAGTAAAGGCAACATAAATTTTAAAAATAGTTGTGGAAATGTTAGGGTTATTAATGATAAAGCTGATATACCTGATAATTATCCTATTAGTCATCATTTAGATTTAGAAATTCATTGGATACATACCCACCCAAGATCTAAACTTACTTTTAAAGATAATATCTACCATTACGTAGAATTTAAAGACCAAATAATTCCTTTATCAACATTTAAAGAAAAATGGATTAGAAGAGTAAATAGAGTTAAATCAACAGAAAAAATATTTATTTGGTCTTCTTCTGAATTATTTAATGCTCATGGTAATTGGGAAAGAAAACAAATTATTGATAGATTTAAATCACTCCCAGATAGAAGTATTTTTCTTACTGAACGAAAAGAAGAAGCATTTGAAGATGATTTACACATAGTTAAATATATTCCTAAATGGAAGGGAAATTCTCAATATGAAAGAGATTCATCTGGAGGCATGTTATGGAATGATCAATTAGATAATGCACAAATCATCCACGATATAATTATTTCAAAATTTATATAATGAATTTAGTACCTTTAACTGAAAATAATTTACCTTTTTTACTAGAAATTAGAAATGATGATTCTACAAGAAATAACTTAGAGAACGATTCAACATTTACCCTTCCAGAGTGTAGAATTTGGTTTGAATGTACTAAACCTAAATGGTATATTATAGAGACACGTATGGATGCTGTAGGCTATTTTAGAACTAATGGTGATGAAGTTGGTTGTGATATACACCCTAATTATAGAAGATTTGGTTATGCAAAACAGGCTTATGAGACTTATCTTGAAGACAAAGAATATGCTTCATTATGGGTTTTTGAAGATAACTTTGCAAAAGAATTATATAAAAAATTAGGTTTTTACTATACCCAAAAAAGTAAAATAGTTAGAGAAAGAAAATATTTACAAATGGAATGGATATCAACTAAATCAATGACTTATGGATAATAAAGTTTGTTTTATTACTAGTTTTTGGTTAGGAGAAAGACGTATGGAATCTCCTGCATATAAAGAAGATAGATTGTACTTTTTAAAAAAACAAATTGAACTTCTTCAAACAAAAAAACATACCCTATCCAAGATTATATTTAATTTCAATCTAATCCCAGAACACTACTCTTATTTATCTGAAATAATTTCTATAACTCCTAAACAAATTCAAGGTACAGAAGTAGAAATTAATATTAGAGAAAATATAGGTATTAGCTATGGAGCTTGGTCTGATTGTTTTTCTAAACATAAAAGTGATTATGATTACTATGTTTTTAATGAAGATGATTATTTCTTTGTTCAAGACAATTGGGATACTTATTTAGTTAATAAACATAATTCATATAATGATTGCGGTTATCTTTGTATGTTTGTTAGAGAACCCCATGAATGGAATAATTACAGAAAAATTGCTGGAAGTAGTGTAGGTATTGCTTCAAGTAAAACTTTAATGAAAATTTACTCTAAATATGGTAAACTCCCTAGCTTAGATAAAAAAGTAGATCATGCTTTAGAAGAATATAAAGTAGGTCAAGACATACAAAACCAGTTTGGGTTTGCTTTTCTAGAAGTAGGTTTAAATTTATATGATGTAAGAGATGATTATGCTATTTTATTTGAAAAAGGATCACCTTTAGATCCAAATTGTAATCAATGGAAAATGTTTGATTGGAATCCTGAGTATCTATCTGTATGTAGTATTTATTTTTCTAATTCTTTTGGATGGTTTGTTTCTCATGATTTAGAATTTTTACAACATCATCAAATAACTACTTACGAAGAAGCTATATACTATTATAATAATAGATTAACGTATTTTAAAGATAAGTATGAAGGAGATAGTACTAGAATTGAATGGATAAAAAGAGAAATAAATGTGTAACTTATTTGGTTACCGTAAAAAAATTTCGTATATTTACGACTTAAATAATTAGATTTGGCTAAGAAGAAAAAACTGCCCAAAATAGTTACAGAGATAAGAAATAACCCTCCTGAACCAGTTAATTTTGCGTTTGAGAAGAATATTTCTTATTCACAATTATCTATGTATACTCAATGTCCTAAAAAATGGGCATTACAATATAGAGATGGTCATAAAGTTCGTGAACAAAGTATTCATATGACATTTGGTACTGCATTACACGAAACACTTCAAATGTATCTTGATGTAATGTATGAAAAAAGTGCTGCTGAAGCTGATAGAATTAATTTAGTAGATGATTTTGAAGAGCGTTTAAGAAATTGTTATGCTGAGGCTTATCAAACAAATAATAAAGAACATTTTTCATCTCCAGAACAACTTAGAGAATTTTTTGATGATGGTGTTGCTATTATAGAATATATTAAAAAAAATAGAGGTAAATATTTTTCTAAACGGGGATGGTCATTAGTAGGTTGTGAAGTTCCTATTGTAATAGCCCCAAATCCGCGTTTATCACGCGTTAAATACATGGGTTATTTAGATGTTGTGTTATACCATGAAGATACAGAAAAATTCGTTATAATCGATATAAAAACTTCAACTAAAGGTTGGGGTCCTAGAGAAAGAAAAGATAAATCTAAACAATATCAGTTAGTTTTATATAAAAAATTCTTTGCTCAACAATATAATATTCCTATTAGTAATATTGATATTGAATTCTTTATTGTAAGACGTAAATTATGGGAATCTCAAGATTTTGCTATTAAACGCGTCCAACAATTCAGACCTCCCTCAGGGAAAACTTCAATAAATAGAGCAACTGAAAGTCTAAATAAATTTTTAGATAATTGTTTCACCCAAGAAGGCTATAATCAAAAACCAATGCCTTATAAAATAAATAATAATTGTAAATGGTGTCCTTATTACAAAACTCACTTATGTAGTGCGACTTTTGAAGGATAATTATATACGTATATTCAAATATAAATTAAATATGTTATGGCTAATAAAGATATGACACTAACAAGTGTTAAAATCAAAAAGGATTTGTTTGAATCTTTTAAAATCGAGTGTGTTCGAAGAAAATTTTCGTTCCAAAAACTTGCTGATCGAGCTATTCATTTGTATCTTACAGATGAAGATTTTAGAAAACAACTTACAAACCACAACGATTTAGAACTTTAAAAAATGAAAGAAGGTTATTTACCAAAGGATCAACGGAAAAATATTTTGTTGATCACAGACGATATTCGTCTCCCATCAGGTGTAGGGCATATAGGAAAAGAAATTGTAATCCAAACTGCACACCATTATAATTGGGTAAATTTAGGCTCAGCAATCAACCATCCTGATGTAGGTAAAAAGTTTGATTTAAGTCAAGAAACTAATAAAGAAATAGGTATTGAAGATGCTTCCTGTTTTATAATTCCATTTAATGGGTATGGTAATCCTGATGTTTTAAGACACGTAATTAAAGAAGAAAAAATAGATGCTGTTTTTATAATTACAGATCCACGTTATTTTGATTGGTTATTTGCAATTGAGAATGAAATTAGAAAAAAAACTCCTATTATTTATTTAAATATTTGGGATGATCTACCTGCACCAATGTATAATAAAGCATTTTATGAATCTTGTGATGCATTATTAGGGATTTCAAAACAAACAGTTAATATCAATAAAATGGTATTAGGGGAAAAAGCAAAAAATAAAATTATTGATTATGTCCCTCATGGTTTAAATCCTAAAATGTTCTTTCCTTTAGATAAAACTTCTGAAGAATTTATAAAGTTTAGAAATGAAGCTACTAAAGGTAAAGAAAAAGATTTTATTTTATTTTTCAATTCAAGAAATATTCGCCGCAAATCAATTCCAGACGCTTTATTAGCTTGGAAATATTTCCTTGATACTTTACCTAAAGAAAAAGCAGATAAATGTTTATTTATTCTTCATACTGAACTTATTAGTGAACATGGAACAGATCTACAAGCGGTTCATAATTATATTTTTGGGCAAGATAATGCTACTGTTCAATTTTCTACTCAAAAATTGTCTACTCAACAAATGAATTCTTTATATAATTTAGCTGATGCTCAAATTTTATTATCATCTGCTGAAGGTTGGGGATTATCATTAACAGAAGCTTTATTAACTGGTACCCCAATTATTGCTAATGTTACTGGTGGGATGCAAGATCAAATGAGATTTGAAGATGAGGATGGAAATTGGATTGATTTTGATTCTGATTTCCCATCTAACCATACAGGTAAATATACAAAATGTGGTAATTGGGCATTTCCCGTATACCCAAGTAATCTTTCCTTAGTAGGTTCACCTCAAACTCCATATATTTGGGATGATAGATGTAATCCCTTAGATGCTGTAACTCATATTACTTCATTATATAATATGACTCGTGAAGAAAGAGAAAAAATAGGAAAAGAAGGTTATGATTGGGCTCATAGTGAAGAAGCTGGATTTACTTCTCCTAAAATGGCAAAAAGAGTAATGGATAGCGTTGATAAGTTATTTAAAAGTTGGAAACCTCGTCCAAATTATGAATTTATTAATACTAATGAAGTTAAAGAAGATAGAGTACCCCATAAATTGTTATATTAAATTAAAGAATACATATTAAGAATGAAAAAACCACTATTCATTATATCCTCCCCTTTTGACACATACTCTGGTTATGGAGCTCGTAGTCGTGATTTAATTAAATCTATTATTAAGAGTGATAAATATGATGTTAAATTACTTTCTCAAAGATGGGGTACTACTCCTTTTGGATTTTGTGAAGATCATTCACAATGGAAATTTTTATTAGATTATATTGCACCTTTAGAATGGCAGCAAGGTAAAATGCCTAAACCTGATGTTTGGTCTCAAATTACAGTACCTAATGAATTCCAACCTGTTGGAAGATTTAATATAGGTTTTACTGCTGGGATGGAAACTACAGCGGTAGATCCTACTTGGGTTGAAGGTATGGAAAGAATGGATTTAAATTTTGTATCCTCAGAGCACTCTAAAAAAGTATTTTTAGATTCTCAATTTGATAAAATCCATGAAAAAACTAAACAAAAAGTAGGTATAGTTAAAATAACAAGACCACTTGAAGTGTTATTTGAAGGAGCTGATTTATCTACTTATTTCCCATTAACAGATAAACAAATTTATACTAAGCAAGCTACCCCCCTAATTTCAGATATAAATGAAATTCCAGAATCTTATGCCTATCTTTCAGTAGGACATTGGATGCAAGGTAATATGGGTGAAGATAGAAAAAATATAGGGTTATTAATTAAAGCTTTTTATGAAACTTTTAAAAATAAAAAAAATAAACCTGCATTAATTTTAAAAACTTCAAGTGCGGGAGCATCTTATGTAGATAGAGATCAAATCCTTAAAAAAATTACCCAATTGAAAAGTTCAGTTGCATCTAAAAACCTTCCTAATATATATTTGTTACATGGTGAACTTTCAGATGTTGAAATGAATTTACTTTATAATCATCCTAAAGTAAAAACTATGGTTAGTTTAACTAAAGGTGAAGGTTTTGGACGCCCTCTACTTGAGTTTAGTTTAAGTAAAAAACCAATTATTGTAAGTGGGTATAGTGGCCATATGGATTTTTTAAATCCTGAATTTAATGTTATGTTAAAAGGATCATTAACTAATGTCCATAAAAGTGCAGCTGTACCAAAAATGATTCTTGAAGATTCTAAATGGTTCTCACCTGCTCATCCCGAAGTTGGTAAAGCATTTGTTGACACATTTGAAAATTATAAAAAATATCAAGAACTAGGTAAACGTCAAGCTCATTTAAGTAAAACAAAATTTAGTTGGGAAGCAATGCATACTAAGTTTGATGGGCTATTAAGTGAATATCTTGATAAATTACCTAAAGAAGTTCCTTTAAATATGCCTAAGATGAACTTACCAAAATTAAAATTACCTAAAAAGAAGTAACTATGAATTATGATCAAATAATAGATTGCCCTAAATCAGGAGGGGATTTATGTTATAAAACTGAAATTAACGATAAAATTACAAATTATTTAAGCTTGTCTTGTGGATTTTGGACTAATAGTCTAATGAAAAAAGATTCAGAATTCCATAAAGAACAACTAGTCACACTCCCAGAATTATATAAAGATATTTCTTGGGAAGATCCAGAAACAGGATTAATTTGGATACCTAATACTATTAATATTAAAGAAAAAGGAATGGTATTTGCTGATGGTCCAAATGGAGAAAATTGGAGATGGGCAGCTGTAAAAGCTACTTTAATGGATAAAGAAGAATCAGAAAAATTTAAAGCTAAAGGTAAAGATTTTAAGTGGAAAATGAATATGAAAACCATTAAACACTTTGAAGAAACTGATTTTATAGAAGCTATGGATTATATTGGAGTATTTGAAAAATCATGAAAATTTCCTTTGCAATTACAGTTTGTAATGAATCAAATGAGATTCAAAAACTACTTCCTTTTTTAATTGAAAATAAAAGAGAAGAAGATGAAATTGTAATATTATATGATTCTAAAAACGGATCTAAAGCAGTAGAAGATTATTTAAGAGCCCACTCAGTAGTTACATATCCCGATTTTATTTGGCATCCTTATAAATTTGATGGGCATTTTGCCAATATGAAAAATCATCTTACAAGTCTATGTAATGGTGATTACATTTATCAGATTGATGCTGATGAAATGGTAAATGAGTATATTTTGGCTGCTATACCTCAACTTTTAGAAGCTAATGATGTAGATGTACTTAGGGTACCTAGAATCAACACAGTTTCAGGTTTAACTCAAGAACATATTAATAAATGGGGTTGGATGGTTAATAATAAGGGTTGGGTAAATTTCCCGGATTATCAATGGAGAATATACAGAAATAACGCAGAAATAAAATGGGTAAACAAAGTACATGAAATATTAACTGGATATAAAACTCATGCGGATTTACCTCCAATCCAAGAATGGTGTTTATTACATCCTAAAGATATAAAACGACAAGAAAAACAAAATTCTTACTACGAAACACTCTAATGAAACTAAAAGACTATTATAAGATGTACCTTACATTACATCAAAACAAAAATTGTATTAGAATACATTTTTTAGGTCAATGGGTAACTTTAATAATTACCTTTTTAATATTTTATCATTGGTTATGGTATTTAATTCCTATAATCCCATTTATAATTTACCCATTTGCTTGGACTGGCCATTATTTATTTGAAAAAAATGAACCAGCAGCATTTAAAGATCCTGTTAAAGCTAAACTTTCAGATTGGATGATGTTTTGGGATATATTAAGAGGTAAAATTAAAATATTATGAGAATATTAGTTACAGGAGGGGCTGGTTTTATTGGGGCTAACTTAATAAAAAGGTTACTAGAGGAAGGACATAAAGTACATTCTTTAGATGATTATTCTACTGGAAGTAAAAAAAATCATCAAAAAGGATGTAAATATATTGTAGGTAAAGTTGAAGAAAAAAGATCCCAATCAAATTTACCTCAAAATTATGATTTAATTTACCACCTTGCTGGGTTATCTAGAATACAACCATCATTTAATAATCCTTCAGCTACATTTTCAGCTAATACAATAGGTACACAAGAAATGTGTGAATTTGCAAGAACTACTAATGCGAAATTAGTGTATGCTGGTTCTTCATCTAAACATCATGACCCATATCAATCTCCTTACGCAGCATATAAATATCTTGGTGAAGAAGTTTGTAAAATGTATAGAAAAACATATGGAATGAATATTGAAATTGTAAGATTTTATAATGTTTATGGTCCTAAAGAGGTAATTGATGGTGACTGGGCTGCAGTTATTGGAATTTGGAGAAGACAAATAAGAGATAATGAACCTATTACAATTGTAGGTGATGGGGAACAACGAAGAGATTTTACTCATGTAGATGATATTGTAGATGGTTTATGGAGAGTAGGAATGAAATCAATTAAACATGAAGATGCTTGGGAATTAGGTACAGGTTGTAATTATTCTCTTAATGAGGTATATCAAATGTTTAAAGACAAATTTAACACTACTTGTACTTACCTCCCAGATCAATCAGGTAACTACAGAAAAACACTTAGAGAAAACAATGATGCTATTGAAAGATTAGATTGGCAACCCCAAGATAGATTATTAAATTACATTAACAATTTAGAAAAGTTATGAGAGATATAATTGAAAGAAGAAGAAAACCAATGAAAAAGGTTGGAGTATTAGGTAATGGGTTTGTAGGTGAATCACAAGCATTTGCTTTTGGCCCTACAGCTGAAGTTAGAATATTTGATGTTGATCCTTTAAAAAGCATGCATACTTTAGAGGAGGTACATGATTGTGATTTTATTTTTGTTTGTGTTCCTACACCAATGAAGAAAGATGGTTCACAGGATAGTTATTATATTGAAAATGTATTTAATCATGCTAAAAAAGGTCCTATTTATATAATTAAATCTACTGTTTTACCTGGCACAACAGTAAAATTACAAGAACAGTATCCACATCTTAATATTATATTTTGCCCTGAGTTTTTAACTCAAAGAACTGCTAAATTGGATACATTAACTCAAGCTCGAATTATTTTTGGAGGAGAAGAAAATTTAACTCAAAAAGTAGAAAAGTTATTTGCTGAACGTTTTATGAATCGTCATTATATTCATACAGATGCTACTACTGCTGAATTAACTAAATACATGAATAATTCTTTCTTTGCTACTAAAGTATCTATTATGAATGAATTTAAACGTATAAGTGATGCTTTAGGTACTAATTGGGATGATGCTTTATATGGTTTTGTTTGTGATAGTAGAATTGGAGACAGTCATTTACACGTTCCAGGACCTGATGGTAAATTAGGATATGGTGGTGTGTGTTTTCCTAAAGATGTAAATGCTTTAATTACATTAGGTAAAGAATTAGGTACACCAATGCATACTTTAGAAGCAGGTTGGAAAACTAATCTTGAAGTTAGACCTGAACGTGATTGGGAAAAAATGAAAGGTAAAGCTGTAAGTGAATGAAAATAGGAGTTTTTGCATATAATTTTCCCCATTGGAAAACTCAAGAAGGAATACATAATTTAGTAGTTAATGGTTTTACACCTGATGTAATTTTAGCTGCTGATCCTGTTCCATTAAATTTTCCTAAATCTAAAATTAGAATATCTCCAAAAGATTTATATTTAACCCATCCTGAAAAAATTGCTGAATCTTATTCAATAGATTATCACGTAGTACCTCATAATTCTCAAGAAGCTTTAGACTTAATTAAGCAATATGATTTAGATTTAGGAATTATTTTAGGTGCTAGGATATTAAAACCTATAATAATTAATGGGTTTAAAACTGGGGTTCTTAACATGCATCCTGGAATATTACCTCAAAATAGAGGTCTAGATAATATAAAATGGGCTATTATAGATGATATCCCACAAGGAGTAACAACTCACTTAATAGATGGAAAAATAGATAGAGGATTATTTATAGAAAAATCTATTATTAAAATATACCAAGATGATACTTTATTGGATATTCATTTACGTATTCAGAATACAGAACAACAACTTATGATAAGTGCATTAAACACTATTAAAAATGTAGGAACTAATTTTGTAGAATTATCTGAGGGAAATTACTATAAAGCTGTTCCTTATGAAGTTGAACAACATCTAATGAAAACATTTGAAAGTTATAAACAAAAGCATTCATCATGAAGATAAGTTTTTTAGCAGAAATAGATTATGCTAATGTTCTTACTGAATATTCTAATTTATTGAACCAATCATCAGATATAGAATGTAAATCTATATGTTTAAAAAAACATATATTTAATTACTATCTTCAACATGATTATGATGTATTAAGTTGTAACCCAACTCAAATTAAAGAAATTATTGACTATATTAAAGATAGTGATTATATAATTTTTGGAGAGGAAAATAGCCATTTAGGAACTACTTATTGGATGTTAGATCAATTTAAAACATTAACTGGTTTAGATATTATTGAACTAGATTCTAAAATACTAGTTTGGCATGCAGGTTCTAATTATAGAAACAATGCAAGTTATTATAATTCACATCCTCAAAAACATAGACTCCATAAATCTTTATATGGAATAGATTTATTTAGATTATCAAATAAAGAAGAGAATGATACCCCTATTCATATTTATCAAAATTTTAATTTTAATTATGACCAATTCATCTCAGATTTTAAAATTAAATTAAATAAAAAACCTTGGACTATATTACACATTCCTTCAAATGTTAATACTAAGGGCACACAGCAAATTAATGAATCGGTAGCAGCTTTAGATTTAGATCCTAATGAATTTCAATTTAAAGTGCTTCAAAATTTATCTCACTCTCAAGTTATTAAAGAAAAGAAAAAATCTATATTTTATATAGATCAATTTAATCCTAATGTAGGGGGATATGGTGTATCTACTTTAGAAAGTGTAGTTGCTGGTAACCTTACATTTAGCACAGTAAATAATATAAGTGACTCAATCCAATATTTAACTGGAAAACCTGAAATACCTTTAGTTTCCCTTGGAGTTACACAACGAGAATTGTATAATGATCTATCAACTTATATAAAAGGTCTAACTCCGGATTTACTTTTAGAATATATAATGGGTATAGGACAGTGGATGGAAGAATTTTATTCCCCAAAAGCCATAACAAATCAATTTATAGATATTATATGTTAAGACTCATCAAACCATATATTCGTTATAGAGATGTTAGGCGACAATTTAAAGAAGTCTTTAGAACTGGAATGTTTACCAAAGGAAAATATGTAGACCAGTTTAAAAATGATTTAAGAGAGTATTTAAAATGTAATAATGTTTCTCTTACTACATCAGCTACAACAGCACTAGCTTTATGTTTAGAAATACTTAAGATAAAATCAGATGATGAAGTTATAGTTTCAGATTTTTCTTTTCCTGCTACAGCTAATGTAGTTGAAAATATTGGGGCAATTCCAATTTTTGCTGATGTAGATTTAAAAACTTACAATATGTTACCTGAAGATTTAGAGAAAAAAATATCTTCTAAAACAAAAGCTGTTATATTTGTAGATGCTTTAGGTAATCCCTCAAATATTCATGAAATTAGTGCTATCTGTAAAAAACATAACATCCCTCTTATTGAAGATGCTGCCTGTGCCTTAGGTAGTAGTGAATATGGAAATAAAAATGGAAACATAGCAGATTTAACTTGCTTCAGTTTTCATCCTCGTAAATTACTTACAACAGGTGAAGGTGGAGCTATTACTACTAATAATCCTTCATATGCTGATGAAATTGAAGTTAAACTTAATCACGGAGCTATCTTTAAAGAAAATAGATTTCAATTTATTACCTCTGGGTTTAATTATAGAATGAATGAAATGCAAGCTATAATGGGTATTGAAGGTTTAAAAAAATTAGATAAAAATATTCAAATAAGAAGTAAAATTAAACACAAATACACAGAAGCTTTATCTGAATTAGGTTTTATCCCTCACTTAACTACTTACCCAGCATTTCATAATGTACAATCAGTTGTATTTACAGTTCCTTCAAAAATAAATCGTGATGGGTTAATTCAATACTTAAAAACTAAGGGTGTAGAATCTACTATAGGTACTTATTGTTTAAGTAATACCTCTTATTATAAAGCAAAATATAATAATGTTCAACCTAATTCTAAATTCTTAGAAGAAAATACTATAACTTTACCTTGTTATAAAGGAGTTAATACTAGAAAAATCATAAAAACTATTTCTAAATATGTCTTTACTGAAACTTATTTTTAAAAAATTCTATAATAAACTTTACTATGATAAAAAAATAAATCATAATAGAAGTTTATCTTTAGGGGATTATATGAATGACAGATGGGAACGAGCTGAAAAAGAAGGTTTTGGTGAAGGTACTTCTGTATATGATAATGTATTAATTTTAGGTGATGTAAAAGTAGGAAAACATTGTTGGATAGGTCCTAATGTTGTATTAGATGGAAGTGGTGGTTTAGAAATAGGAGACCATGTCCATGTTTCAGCTGGTGCTCAAATTTATACTCATCATACAGTAAAATTTGCTACTTCATTAGGTAAAAAACCAATCCAAAGAAAATCAACAAAAATAGGTAATGGAGTTTATATAGGTCCTAATAGTATAATACAAATGGGCTGCACTATAGGCAATAAAGCAATAATTGGAGCTTTAACATTTGTTAATAAAAACATAAGACCAGGTGTTAAATATATTAATAAAAGAAAATGAAAAATAGACCTAAAATAAAAAATAGTACAATCTTAGTTACAGGTGGAGCTGGATTTATAGGTAGTCATTTAGTTGATAGATTACTTACAGAACAAGCAAAACAGGTAATTGTAATAGATAATATGTTTCTTGGAGATGAAGATAATTTAAAAGATGCTTTTAAAAAAGGAGTTATCCTTTATAAGGATGATTGTGAAATCTATACTTCTTTAGAATATATATTTAATAAACACGACATTGATATAGTTTTTAATTGTGCCACAAAACCAATTAATTATACATTTATGAATCCTTCTAATGGGTTTCATTGTAATACAAATATTATTGTTAATCTTTTAGAATTGCAACGTAAAAATCAATTTAAAACATTAGTCCATTTCTCTACCTCAGAGGTATTTGGTAGTGCTGTTTATGAACCTATGGATGAAGATCATCCTTTAAATCCAAAAACAACATATGCTGCTGGAAAAGTAGGTGCTGACAAGGCATTAGAATCTTGGGTTGATAGTTTTGGGTTAGATGCTTTTATAGTTAGACCATTTAATAATTATGGTCCTAGACAAAATTCAAAACCACCCTTGGCTGCTGTAATTCCTGTTACTATGTTTAACTTAATTAATGGTCAATCACCAGAAATTTGGGGTGATGGATTGCAAAGTAGGGATTTTATTTATGTACATGATACTGTAGATGCTATTATAAAAGTTTATGATAAATTATCTCCTAAAGAATCAGTAAATATATCTACAGATGGTCAAATTACTATTAAAGAAGTTGTAGAAGATATTTGTACTATTATGAAAGGAATGGACTATAAAGTAAAAGATATAATCTACAAGCCAGCTAGAAAAGCTGATGTAGAATGTCATATAGCTAGCAATAAAAAAATTAAATCACTTATTAATTATCAACTTACTGACTATATACGTGGTTTAGGAGAAACTATTAGTTGGTACCAAAAAACATTAAAATAATGCCTGTAGTAATTAGAAATATTTTTGAAGATTATGTTAAAGATCGCTTTGACTTAGAAGACTGTATTGCAGTTAATAATGGAAGTAGTGCTATAATAGCGGCTTTATGGTCTATGGATTTAAAAGCTGATGATGAAGTTATAACAACTCCATTTACATTTATTTCTACTGTAACGTCTATTATTGTAGCAGGTGCAAAACCTGTATTTGTAGATATTAATGAAGAAGATTATTTAATTAATGCTGATTTAATTGAAGCAGCTATTACATCTAAAACAAAAGCTATTATGCCTGTCCATTTATATGGTCAAGTATGTGAAATGGATAAAATTAACCAAATTGCTAAAAAACATAATTTAGTAGTAATTGAAGATACATCACAATCATTTGGAGCAGAACAAAATGGTAAATTAGCAGGAATGCTTTCAGATGTAGGTACTTTTTCATTCCAAAAAACAAAAAATATAAATACTTTTGAAGGTGGAATGATTTGTGTTCCCAAAAATTCTAAATTAGATGCTTCTAAAATTAGAGCAATTTGTAATCAAGGTCAAACTAGTAAATATTATCATGAATACTTAGGTTTTAATTTTAGATTAGCAGAACCTCTTTGCTTAATGGCTTACAGTCAAATGAAACTTCATATGACAGGAATTAAATCAGAACTAGGGCTTAGAGGTCCTAAAGATGGTCATTATCCTTATGTAGTTTATGATCAGCCAGCAATTAAAAGATTAGGAATAACTGGAGATTGTCCTATAGCAGAAGCTAAAGCTAAATTTATCAATGAAAATTATTTTAAACCCAAAAAAGTATGAACAAAAAGAGAGAACTAATGGAAGATATTCTGGCTGTTAATACAGTAATAGAAGAAGTTTGGAATTATCACCCATCGAATCCTAATAGATTAGATATTGAAGAAGAATATGATAAACTTATGGAAATTAAATCTGACCTTCAAAAAGAATTAGTTGAATTAGAAAAATCACAAACAGATGAAGTATAAAGTAGGAATTATTGGTTGCGGAGGTATATTTCCAAGACATATAGAAGCAATAGAAGCTAATGAAGAATTTGAACTAATCTCAGTTTGTGATATACAACCTACATTAGCTAAAAGTTTAGGTAAAAGGTATAATGTATCACATTATACTGATTATCAAAAAATGATTAAAAACGAGGATGTTAATTTTATTGTTATTGCTACCCCAAATGTTTTACATAAAGAACAGGCTAAATTTGCGTTATCTAATAAATGTGATGTATTAATTGAAAAACCTGTAGCATTTAATATTAAAGATGTAAAGGATATTCAAAAACATGCTGAAAAAAATAAACAAACTGCTTATTGTGTATTACAAGTTAGATTAAACCCAACAGTACATTTATTAAAAGAAGTACTTGAAAATAAATTATTAGGGGAAATTAGAGGTTTTAGTTTTACCCAAAGATGGCAACGCCCACTTGAATACTTCTCAGGATGGAGAGGTGAACCAGAAGTAGGTGGAGGTATTTTATATGAAACTGGGATTCATTATTTAGATATATTACAACATTTACTTGGAGCCCCTAAAGAAGTACTTGCTACTAAATTATATACTACTAAACATAAAGATGGAGTAATTGAAGATACAGTATATTCCTTAGTTGATTATGGTGAATTTGGTGGTACTATTGAATCTACAATAGCTACAGAACCACATAATATTGAAAGTTCTATTTCATTGTTAGGATCAAATGGTTATATAAAAATAGGAGGTAAAGCTTTAAATATAATTGAGTCTGCTAATTTTTTAAGTCATGGATTTAAACAAGAATATGATAGAATTAGTAAAAAATATGACCAAGTAAATCAACCTAATTCATATGGTTCTTATCAAGGTTCGTGTCCTAACCATCCTGATGTTTATAAAAATTTAAAAGATTTTAATTTGGCTCAAACATATAATGTTATTACCTTAATTGAAGGCATTTATAATAAAGCCGGAGTAGTATATGGAAAATAAATTATTAATTTTTATAGTTGCATATCAAAGGCAATCTTATACACAAGGTACTATTGAACTACTTAATAAAGTAAGACCTGAAGGTAGTACTGTTATAGTTTGTGATAATGGTTCTACTGATGGAACTAGAGAATGGTTAGAAGAAAACCAAGAAAAATATGATTTAGGCCTTATCTTCCCAGAAGAAAATCTAAGAGTAGGTGGAGCTTGGATGTTGCTTACAGAATATTTCCAACCAGAAGATTTTACTCATATTTTATTATTAGATAATGATGGTTGGTTTTCTCCATCAAAACCTGATTGGTTTGATCAATGTCTAGAAATATTTGATACAGATCCTAAAATTGCATCATTAGGTTTACAACGTGAAAGAAAACCTGGATTTTTTTCAATGGAAAAAACATTTGACCCATATTTTGACTCTAGAGAATCATTTAATGATTTAGAAATTTATGATACAATTTTCTTTGCTGCTTTTAGATTAGATAAATTTGATTTATGGCATGAAGCATTTTCTAATTGGCCTCATACTTTTGTTGGAGATAAACTAAACACCCATTATATATCTTCAGGTTATCGTTCAGTTAAAATAACTCCTGGATTTGTAGTAGACATATCTGAATATAATTTTAATAACCCAGACCATGCAGAGTATAATAAATGGTTTTATGAAAGAGAAAGGGATGCAGATGAGTTTAAACGAAGAACTGATATGCATTCTACCACAGGAGAAGATGAACAATTCGTTATTGACAATTTTGGACAAGAATATATTAAATTTTTATCATGATACACATTTATCAAAGACATTGTAATTTTTCCTCCAATTCAGTAGGAAAAAGTAGACCAGAATGGTTTTCACGTGAAAAATGTTTTCAAAATTTAATTAAAACCCTAAGTAAACATAAAAAAGATGTAAAACTTACTATTATGTTTGATGGTGAACCTGATGAGGATCATTTTATTAACAAATATAATAATAGATATAATGATATAGTTAAATTAAAAGGAGGTGATGACGCTAAAAGTTTTCTTAATGTAGTTAATCACGTAGCAAAACAAGATATCCCAGAAGATGATATTATATATTTTTTAGAAGATGATTATATACATACTTCTAATTGGGTAAAAATAATGTTAGAAGGGTTTGATCAAATGAATGTTGATTATCTTACATTATATGATCATTCTGATAAGTATTTTCTACCTATGTATGAAAATCTTCAAAGTACAATTTTAGTAACTAAAAGTACTCACTGGAGAACTACTCCATCAACTACAAATACTTATGCTTGTAAATTTAATACATTTAAGAAACATTTAAATATCCATAAAGCATATTGTGATTTAGATCGTGGTTTTACAGATGATCATAATAAATTTACTCGTTTATGGCAGGAAGGTAGTAATTTAGTTTCTAGTATTCCTGGTTGTTTAACTCACGTAGAAACCGAATATTTAAGTCCGGTGGTTGATTGGAGCAAGGTATGAGTTTTAGTGTAATTATTCCTACTTATAAGGAACCGGAATATCTAGATTTATGTCTTAAATCAGCATTTGAAGGTCAAGTCAATGATAATGAAATTATTGTTGTTGTAGATGGTTTTTTAGAACTAAACCAACCAGTTTTAGATAAATATCCTAATGTTGTAGTATTAGATTTGGGTGATAATCAAGGTTTGCCTATAGCAACGAATTGGGGTGTTTACAACGCAACACATGACTTTATTTTAGTAGTTAATGATGACAACGTATTCCCGCGTAATTGGGACGAGAAATTAACACCATTTAAACAACAAGGCGTTGTAGTATCAGCGAACCAAATTGAACCCAACCCTTCAATGTTCCCTCAATTTATAATTAAAGATTTGGGTAAATCACCTGAAGAATTTGATTTAGAGCAATATTGGGAATTTGAAGATACACAATATAAACAAGCAGAATTAAATGGTTCAACTTTACCATTTATGATGAATAAATACGATTATTTAGCAGTTGGTGGTTGGGATGTTATGTACCCTTCTCCACACGTTGTAGATTGGGATTTCTTTCTTAAATGTGAATACGCGGGGTATCTTATGAAGCGTGCGTATGTTAATTTTTATCATTTTGCTGGCGCAGCCACGCGTAAAACCCCAGAACAAAGCGCAGAATCAACACGTAAAGAACAATTAGCTCATCAATTTTTCTCTACTAAATGGGATAATATAGCAGAACATAACCCTCAAAACAATTCTAAGTTATTATCTAAATTTAAATGAAAGAACTTCTACAAAAGAAATATGGCGAGGGTTTAGATATAAAAGAATCACCTAAAACTGAAGCTGAACGTGAATTAGCTTTATTTGTTGATACTGTAGAGACTCTAGAACACATTTGGCATGCCGAACATGAGTTATATGAAGATTATGGAGTAGATTTACTAGGTTTTAGTAAATATTATTACCACGCCATAGAGAATTTAGTTGTAGCTAAATATGGATACGATACAGCTGATGTAATTTGGTGGTGGGTTTTAGATAGATTTGATGCTAATGGTGAATTATTAGGTGTTGAAATGGAGGATGGGAAAGTGTATATGTTAGAAACTCCAACAGATTTATGGAAATTTTTACAAAGTTTGTAATATGTATAGGGAAAACTTAAACATATTAACACATGAACAATATAACTTACATAGATTGTATAGTATGTAATCAACCAATGCCCGAATTAAGGTTAACTAAATTTGGTTATAAAAGTTGTGTAAACTGCTCAACAACAAAACCTAAACAAGCAGTAAACGCTCAATTTGGAGAAGGTGATCATACATTTAACGAAATAGTTTTTATAGAAGATTAATGCCAAGCGCTAAACCACTTGCTAAAGAACGAATATTAGCAGCTATGTCTCAAACATTGAGTAATAAAGCTGCTGCTCGCTATTTGCATGTGTCTTA